AGGGCATCTAAATGTAAAATATGTGCAGCTAAAATAAAAACAGAAAATAGGACATATGAAAATAATAAAAGTGCTGCATTAAAAAAATTATATAAAATAAATTTAGAAGATTATAATAGAATGTACGAGGAACAACATGGTTTGTGTAATATCTGTGGCGATTATAGAGAGGTATTGCAAGTAGACCATTGTCATAATACAGATATTATTCGCGGTTTATTATGTAATAGATGTAATTTTATGTTAGGTAATGCAAAAGACAATATTGAAATTCTTGAAGCAGCCATAAGATATTTGAAAGATGTAAAATGAGTATCGAAATAATAACTCAAAAAAAGAATGTAATATTAGATGCAACCGTCTTAACTGCTCTAATGAATTGTGAGCGGTATCTCGATTTACGTTTTAATAGAAATCTTATACCTATTAATGGTAACAGCAATGCATTAGAAGCTGGTATCGTGGTGCATAAGATTCTAGAAGAATATACTAAAGCATTACTACATGGTGATTCACGTAATGTTGCTATACAAATAGGTATGGCAGCAGGTGATGAAGCATATAAGATAGCAGAGAATGTTCCTGAAGATAACGTATTAGATAAGCAGGGTAAAGTTAAGTTTGTTGGCTATCAATGGATTATTGCTACAATGCAGCAATATTTCGAGAGATGGAAAAATGATAGCTGGACTCCTATTGAATCAGAAAAAGTGCACGGCCAAGTAGTATATGAAGATGAAGAAGTTCGTGTATTATGGAAAGCCAAATTAGATAGGATAGTAGATACATTTCAAGATGGTATATTACCTGTTGACCATAAATCAATGAAGATGAATCGAGACACAATAAAATTAAACAATCAATTCATGGGTCAGTGTCTCGTTGCAAAAACTCGTAAGGTATGCATAGATAAAATAGGATGGCAGAGGTCATTAAAGCCTGAAGAAAAGTTCTTGCGTGTAATGATTAACTATACTGACCAGCAATTAGCTGAACAGATTGGTGTAATAGGTTATTATGCTAAGACATTAATTAATCTACGTGAACAAGGTTATTATCCACCACGTTATACCTATTGCGATAAGTATAATGGTTGCATGTATCGACGTGATATATGTGAATCAAATCCTGATGATAGCGAAAGAATGATTCACTTCCATTATCAGGATGGTGAAAGTTGGGATCCTACTAATCCTGATGATGAAGATTAATTATTTGAATAATGTAGAGATGATTAATATGATTGTATATACTAAACACGAAATGCCAATTAACTATGTCGGCCCAGCTAATATATTTAATGCGCCGAAAAACAAATATGAATTCGTGATAACTAAAATTTTAAGAGTAGCTACAAAAGAAGAATACATAAATCACATAAAGGAATGTAGACAGGAACAATTTATAAAGAGTAGTGTTGATAATCCTATATACAACTTTTATGAAGTAGAAGTATTAGATTAGTCATGAGCGAAGATAATTATCCAACTAAACAAGAAGTAGAAGATAAAGTAGCTAATGCCACATTTTTCTTAGAAGAACTGCTCGGTCAAGATTATATACCTATATTACTTATTATGTGTTGTCGTATGGCACTAAAACATTCACTTGACATTCACTGGGTATTGGCAACAATTCAAACAGGATACTATAATGAATTACCGCCAACGAATACAGATGATAACGGAGATGTTAAGTTTGATTCTTAGTAATGTCATATATCCAATTAGAAGTTATATAGAGAACTGGAATCACCGTAACGATTTAACTATACCGCAATTAAAGAAGGTAATAGGAGTAAATAAATCATGTCACCATCAATGAATGATTTTAAACTTAATGCATTTAGTTATATGTTGAAAGGTGAAGTAGGAACACGTAAGTCAACAGCAGCATTATCATTTGCATTAGCAGAATCAAATAGAAATCCTAAAGCAGCACGGCGACAATACTGGTTCAGTCAAGATAAGAAAATGGGTAGTATTGTATTGCCATCTAAATTATGGGGTGTGAATCTAGTTAATCTTGATTATGACAATTATAAAGACTATGCGGCTATGGAAACAAAGCTAAAAGCTTTACAAACTAACTGTCCTTATGATGATATAATACTTGATAGTATCACATCAACTGGTGATAGTATTAACATGCAAACTAGAGAATTAAAAGCTGGTACTACTAGAGTAGATGGTTCTGAAAAGGGTAAGAAAATAGGCGGTATTGAAGTTGATGGATTAGAAGATTATAAAGCAGAAGCAGCTGCATTTACAGAAATTACAGCTATACTAGAAGATATTAAATTATTCTTTAACGTGAACATTATATTTGTTGCTCACGTTATTGGCACGCGTACACCTGAAGATAAAGCACAAAACACACATTTTGCCCGAATTATTGTTACAGGTGGTAAAGCTATCAGCGCAAAGATACCTGCATATTGCGAAGAAGTTTATCATTTCAATGTGAAGGGCGCAATAGATACTTCAAAGGAGGGTGAATATGCTTGTGTAACGCAACATACAGGTGATGATTTTGCACGTACTTGTTTACCATTAACAAAGGAGATTGTATTCAATAACAGACCACTATATGTGGATTTCATTCAACCAGCTATCAAGAAATTGATAGAACAAAAACCTATCACTCGTTTCTAAAATACCAAAAAGGTGTAAAAAATCATGATTGAATTTACAGACCGTGATATTAAACGCGGCACAGTTGTTGAACCAGCATGGTATCGTGTAAAGATTGATTCATTGGAGAAAGCAGTATCAGCTAAGGGTGATAGTACGAATTACAAGTATGAAGGTACTATTATTTCTAATGCGGATAATGGTTCCGATGCTTTTGCTGGTGTTCCCACGCCATATTGGAATTTCAATTCTAAAGCTATTGGCTTTATGGCTGATTTCTTTAAGGCGCTTGGACAAGAAGTTAAAGCTGGTAGTAGATTTGATGAGAACAATGCAGTAGGTAAAGAGCTGGATGTTTTCATTGAAAATGCACCGTTTGAAGGCAGGACGGTTAATCGTATCAATCACAAGTATCGTTTGCCTCGTGAATCAGGTGTAACTGCTTAATTAGTAATGATTAGGTGAGGTTAATATGTCAAGATGGGTATTAATCTCATCTAATCCCCATAATTGGATATATCATACGTTTATAAGTGTAGATAACAAAGGAAATAAAATGCCTGAAGAAAAAGAAGTTAAGAAAACACCTGAGATTGATTTTAAAGAAGATGATGCATCAGGTAATGATATTGATGCAACTGATGATGAAGATGAAAATGCAACTGATGTTGAGGATGACGCAGACAATAAGTAACTGTCACGATAGTTATGATATGTTTATATGCGTATCATAACAGCGTGCTAAAGTTATAGACGTTAGTAAGCTATAACCTAGCGCTAATATCGTGTTCATATAGGGTCATGGAAATTCAATCACCTTATATGATAAGTAATATGCCTCTCAGTGGCGAATTGTGTCATCTTTAACATAGGGTGCGGTCCTGCTATGTATCTTACGAGATTAATTAGCAGGGCCGTACCCACCTTTAATAACTAATAGGTGATGTATGGAAAAAATTAAAATTTGGGATAGATTAGAAGAAATTAAAATGAGAAATTTACATCAAATTCAATCAGCAATATCTAAAGACGAAATAGATTTAAGAATACAACAGATACAAGAAGATTTAGTAACTATCACGCTTTATTTACAACGATTAATTGCACCCTTAGAATAATCACATAATCGTCCATGCATTGCTGTTACATATGAATGATGCCATCTATATTAGACATACCAGACATAATAAAACAATTTAAATCTGAAAAAAGATGGCGTAATAGATGTCTATTACTAGAGATTATTCATCTGTCTATGATTACTAATGATAATGACTGGACTATTAGACAAACAGCTCGCATGTTAAAACTATCAGTAGGACAAACAGCAGAGAATTTAAAACTTGCTAGAGCGATTCATGACATTCCTGAAATCAATGAATGTATAAGTAGAAATAGTGCATTAAAACTGAT